TAGTAACTAAGGTTAGGGTAATGAATCATTATCTACCATCTTGGTTAAAACTAACAACAGTTGAAGATAACAAACTATCCCTTAGATACTCAAATGGTTCTCAGATAAAAGCAACTTCAGCTGCTGGTGATGCAGGACGTTCTGAAGCACTATCCCTTTTAGTATTTGATGAAGCTGCATTCATTGATAAGATTGAAGAGATATGGGTATCTGCACAATCTACATTATCAACGGGTGGTAACGCAATTATCCTATCTACTCCAAATGGTGTAGGTAACTTCTTTCACAAAACTTGGGTAGGTTCTGAGGATGGTACGAATGGATTCAACAATATTAGATTACATTGGAGTGTACATCCAGAAAGAGACCAAAGTTGGAGAGATGAGCAAGAAACTCTATTAGGACCAAAAGGAGCAGCACAAGAATGTGATTGTGATTTTGTATCTTCTGGAGATTCCGTAATTGAACCACAAATACTTCAGTTTTATAAAGAAACCTATGTACAAGAACCCGTTGAAAGGGGTGGATTCGATGGAAACTTATGGAAATGGCAATTTCCTGATTATAATAAATCATATATAGTTGTAGCGGATGTTGCTAGAGGTGATTCATCAGATTACTCAGCAGCTCACGTTATAGATGTTGAAGCATCGGAACAAGTAGCTGAATATAGGGGTAAGTTAGATACCAAAGATTTTGGTAATTTCTTAGTATCTCTATCAACGGAATACAATAACGCACTATTGGTAATTGAAAATGCTAATATTGGTTGGGCAACAATTCAACAAGTTATTGATAGAAACTATCCTAACTTATATTATATGAGTAAGGATTTAAAATATGTAGATGTTGAACATCAACACTCAAATAGATATCGTTCTCAAGACAAGAGTATGGTAGCTGGATTCTCAACCACATCAAGAACTAGACCACTAATTATTTCAAAGTTAGAAGAGTATGTTAGAGAAAAATCAATCATCATACGTTCAGTTAGAACTATTGATGAATTATTCACATTTATATGGATGAATGGTAGAGCTGAAGCAATGAGAGGTTATAATGATGATTTAACAATGAGTTTAGCCATTTCACTTTGGGTAAGAGATACCGCTCTGAGATTGAGACAAGAAGGTATTGACTTGACTAAACAGGCAATCAATAGTATTTCATCATATACTTATAGTGGGGTGTATGGTGGAAACGATTCTGATGATAACCCCTGGCAAATGCAAATTGGAGATGATATCGAAGATTTATCTAAATGGTTATAAAATAAAAATTTTATATTTATATAGTATAGGTTAAATATAGGAATTAAGTATGGAAAATTATTCTGAAGAACTTTATAACGAATTTAAATTATCATTAGATGAAAACATCGAAGAATATGATGTTGAAAACTATTATGATTTAAAAGAGTTTGTTGACTTTCTAAAAAATATGAAGGAAGATATTAACGAAGCCGAATATCAAGGTAGAAAGGTAAAACTTAATAAACCAACAAGAGGTGATGTTAAGAAGTTTAAAGTGTATGTAAAGAATCCAAAGGGAAATGTTGTAAAGGTAAACTTCGGACATGGTGGGACATCTGCTAAAAAAGCAGGTGAGAAAACAATGCAGATTCAGAAAGATATTCCATCAAGAAAAAAGGCTTTTAGAGCCAGACATAATTGTGATACACCCGGACCAAGACACAAAGCTAGGTATTGGAGTTGTAAAGCATGGTAAATAAATAAAGGTTATAAAATAAGGAAACAAAATGGCAGAAGAACAAAACAATAGTTCATTTTTTAATCGATTAACGAAACTCTTTTCTACTCAAGCAATCGTAAAGGTTGACAAGGATGGGAAAAGAAAAGTTGTTGATGTAGATGATAGACAGCAAGGTGGAACTAACTTAATGAATTTAAGGGATAGGTACACTAAACTTCAAAGGTCTTTTTATGGAGACCAGATGGCAGCTCAATCAATGGCATACCATCAAGTTCGTAGAGAATTATTCAGAGATTATGATGCTATGGATAATGACCCAATTATCTCATCGGCATTAGATATCTATGCAGATGAATGTACACTTAAAAATGAATTTGGTGAAGTTGTACAAATCAAATCAAAAAACGAAAAAGTAAAAGAAATATTAGAGAACCTTTTCTATGATATTTTGAATATAGAATTTAACCTATGGTCTTGGACAAGAAATATGGTTAAGTATGGTGATTTCTTTTTACTACAAGAAATCCAACCAGGTGTTGGTATTATAAATGTAAAACCACTTCCAGTTTATGAAACTGAAAGATTAGAAAATACTGACCCTAATAATTCAAATTATATTAAGTTCAAAGTAAATCACGACCCAAATGGTAAAGGTGAATATGAGAACTATGAAATCGTTCACTTCAGATTATTATCCGATACTAACTTCTTACCATATGGAAAGGCAATGATTGAGAATGGTAGAAGAATTTGGAAACAAGTTTCTTTGATGGAAGATGCTATGTTAATTCATAGAATTATGAGAGCACCGGATAAGAGAGTTTTCAAAATTGATATTGGTAACATTCCTCCACAAGAAGTTGATAACTACATGCAAAGAATTATCAACAAAATGAAAAAAACTCCATTCGTAGATAAAAGAACTGGAGATTACAATCTAAAGTATAATATCCAAAACCTAACTGAAGATTTCTTCTTACCTGTTAGGGGTGGTGATAGTGGAACCCAAATAGATTCATTAGGTGGTTTAGAATATACAGCTATTGATGATATTGATTACTTAAAAAATAAAATGTTTGCAGCTCTAAAGATTCCAAAAGCATATTTGGGATATGATGAGAATGTAAATGGTAAAGCAACTCTTGCTGCAGAAGATGTAAGATTTGCAAGAACAATTGAAAGAATACAAAGAACTTTAATTTCAGAATTAACTAAATTAGCAGTAACTCATTTAGCTGCTCAAGGTATTGAAGGTGCTGAAATGGTAGATTTTGAATTAGATTTAGTAAATCCATCTACGATTTATGAACAAGAAAAAGTAAATCTTTGGAGTGAAAAAGTTAGATTAGTTTCTGATATTCAGGGATTAAATATGGTATCTAAAGATTGGGCATATAAAAATATATTTAACTTTAGTGATGATGAGGTTGATTTTCAAAAAACTCAACTTATTAATGATTTAAAAGATAGATTCAGATATCGTTCAATTGAAGATGAGGGAAGTGACCCAGCAATGGAGCAAGACCCAACTGATGTTGAAGATGAATTAGAAGAGTTAAAAACTGAATTAAAGAACAAAGGTGGTAGACCAAGAGAGGGAAACACCTATGGTAAAGATAAACATCCTTATGGGAGAGACCCATTAGGTAAAAAAGAAAATCAAAAAGCGTTAAAGAAAACTGAATCAAAAGTTAGTAAAACTACGCATAAAGTTGCTAGAGAATATGTAAACGGAGTTTCAGCAAAAAAGAAGTTGATGAGTGAAAGCGGAGACTTTTTAGATGACGCAAATTTAATTGATGAATAAAAATTTAGGAAATCAAAATTAAGTTATATTTATATACGATGTATTGCATCGTATATTGATATATTATTATAGGATAAAAACACAATGAAGAGGGTAAAACATTCAAAATTTAAGAATACTGGTATTCTATTTGAACTTTTAGTGAGACAAATTACATTAGAAGTTCTTAATGGTGATACAAGTGAGAAAGCTAAAAAAATCGTTAGTGAGTTTTTTAGTCCAAAAACAGAGTTAAACAAAGAGTTAAGATTGTACGAACTTCTTATTAAAGAAAAGTACACTTCAGAATCAAGAGCTGAAAAGTTCATTGATACTGTTAACGAAGCTCATAATCGTATTAACCAAAAACAATTACAACGAGAGAAGTATAATCTTATCAAAAAGATTAATGAATCATTCAATATGGATGAGTTCCTATCTTCACCTATTTCTAATTATCGTTTGATGGCATCTATCTATAAGATTTTTGAATCCAAAAAGATGGATAACTATGATATTAAAGATGTATTCAATTCAAAAATTACCCTCATTGAATCTATCACATCCAATCCAGCTATTAAAACTCAAACAAAAAAAGATAAATTAGTTGAAAATTATAAAAAACAAGATAAAGATTTAAGATTACTTACTTATAAGATTTTAGTAGAAACTTTTAACAAAAAGTATTCTAATTTAAATGAATCTCAAAAAACTTTATTAAAAGAATATATCAATAACTTATCAAACACAACCGGATTCAAATCTTATGTAGAAAAAGAGATTCCAAATATTGTAAAGGAACTAAAATCAATCCAATCTAATGTTAACGATAAAGTAACTAAAATTAAGTTAGCAGAAACTATTTCTGTTTTATCAAAAACTAAAATTGGAAAAGTTGTTTCTGATAATCATGTTTCATCTATAATGATGTCATATGAATTAATTAAAGAATTGAAAGTTAAGATATGAAGTTAAGGGAATTAATTGAAGATTTAATTGCAGAAATAGAGCAAGATGAGTTAGATATTGAAGAGGCTACAACCACTGGTGATGTGGCTGGATACAATACTCCCAATGCTTTCAAAGATACTGATGGTACTGATGAAGATGAAGAAAATGATAAAGAATTTGTTGATACTATAAATAAAGCGAGTGGTTACAAAAGGGTTAGTGAAAACAGATGGCTAGAACTAAAAAGAGATGAATCCTCACCTAAACAAAAAATAGGTAGAGGAATTTCTCAAGTTAATAAACAACTTTCTGAAATTGAAACATTCCTAAGATGGTATGGTAAAATTAAGAAAGAGGGTGATTTGAATTCGGACCAATATTGGAAGAGAACACAAAAGAATTTATTCAAAATCAGAGAAAGGTTAAACACCATTGTAACACAGATTAGTAAATTATAAACGGGGATTGGCAATTATGAATATTACCAGAGAAACTATCAAAGACACACTCAGAGCTGTTATGGCAGAAGAAACTGAGTATCAAACTTTTTTCAAAAAAGCTTTAGAAAAAGCAGGAAAATCTATCCCATCAATGAGTGATGGGGAAAAGAAAGAGTTCTTCAATAAGATTGATGCAGCTTGGAACGCTAAGGGAGAAAAGAACGAAGCGTTAAAAGGTGACCAACATAAGTTGGATGTTGATGGTGATGGTGATATTGAAGCCGATGATTTAGCAGATTTAAGAGCTGGTAAAAAAGCAAAGAACGAATCTGCTGGTTGTGGATGTGGTTGTGGATGTGGTGGTTCTCAAGTAAACGAAGAGTTCAAATCAAAAGATTCTACCTTTGAAAAAGTATATGGTATCTTTGATAAGAGAGATTACTTTAACTCTAAGGGTTTAGCAAAAGTACAAATCGGAAACTTCGAAAGAGCATTAAAGAAAAACGATAAAGGCGCTCAACAAATCTTAGATAAGTTCAAAGGTGATATGGATAAGGCAAAAGATTACATTATCCAAGTTATCACAGATAGAAAAAAGGAAGATGCATTCAATCAATATAAAGCATTCAAAGCGGCAGTTGATTCAATTCAAAAAGGAAAACCTATATATGGAGCAGTTGATTTAGTAAAATCAAGAATTCATAATAACTCACAAAAATATACGATGGCTCTTTATAGTGCACTTCGTAATCAAAAATTTAATAAGTGGAAAGATATCCACGCTGATGTTGATTCTTTAATTGGAGAATCAGTAAACGAAGCAAGATTGGGAAAAGTATCCTTATTGAAAAGTGTTGAAGATGGTGAAACTTCAAGAGTTGAGGGAGTAAAGATTTCTAAAGATTTAGCATTCGAATTAAGAATGTTTTTACAAAGACCAATGTTAGCTAGAACAAGAACTGGTATTGCTATCGATAATTCACAAATGAAAGATGCAATTCCTATGTTGGCAAAAGCTGGTATTCATAAAAGATTATCATCTGGTGTGAAAAAAGAATTCGCTGAGTTACTAAAAAAATATAAATAAGGATAACCGATATGAAAAACCTATTAATAGAAACAAACTTATTTGAAGGAAGGGTGAATGAGGATTCATCGGGAAGAACTTTGGTTAAAGGTATCCTTCAACGTTCTGGTGCAGAAAACCAAAATGGTAGAGTGTACCCAAGAAATATCTTAGAAAGAGAGATAAACAAATATCAAACTTTAATTAAAGAGAGAAGAGCATTAGGTGAATTAGACCATCCTGATTCTTCTGTAATCAACTTAAAGAATGTATCACATAATATTAAAGAGGTACATTGGGAAGGTAACGATGTTGTAGGTACAGTTGAAATCTTACCTACTCCTTCTGGTAATATTCTAAAAGAATTATTAAGAGCTGGAATCCTTTTAGGTATCTCATCAAGAGGTATGGGTTCTACTCAACCAATGAAAGATAACAAACTTTTAGTTGGTG